AAGGCTCCAGATTGTATTAAAGCCGGCCCCGATTGTCGGCCGAATAACTGCATGGCCAAAGCGTTTCTCTCGGTTAAATTCTCCATCGAGGAGAGAGCCTTTATCGAGTCCAAGAATACCGAGTTAGAGTCTCTTAACTCTCCATTCGAATCTTTTATGGATACTCCTAATTGGCCGAATGTCATTTGGAGATTTTTTGAGCCTCGAGCCGCGTCAAGAATGGAGCCTTGGAATTTGATTAAACCTCCCTCAAGATTCGCAAAGGCTAGACCAGAACCCTCGGCCGCCAATCGTAGTCCGGCCAAAGTCTCAACGGCTATTCCGGTCTTTGTGGACGCGTCTACTAACTCATTCGTCAAGTCAGCGAATTTTTGAGATAAAGCGATAACTCCAGCAATAGCGGCCGAGGCCGAGGCTCCCACTATTGCGAACGATTTTCCAATAGTTTTCATTTTAGAGGAGATATTCTTTGAGGTTTTCTCAGCCGAGGACTCCATCTTTTTAAAGTTCTTGTCTATCTCTTGAGCTGCTTTATTGGCTTGAGCGTCCGTTATGTTTGGGATTCGCTTTAAAGCCTTCTCGAGCCCTTCAGTCGAGGCCGTATAATTTATCGAGACACTCTTGTTAACGTCAGCCATTTTTATTTCTCCTCTCAATCAAAATATAATATATCACACAATAGATAACTATGAGCCACTTTAACCAAAACGAGACTCGCATTATATCTTTCTCAAGTTCTTTACTGTTTGGATGGCTATCTCTTGTAAGATTTTGTCAACTCGTTTCCTCGCTGGAGTCCATAAAACTTTATCCGCCAATCTTTGTCCTTCGCGGAGATTCGTTGAGGACTCTCGGCCGATTTTAATAGCCCACGCATATTCGGCCGTATTCTCTACAAAAGCCTGTATAGTGTAAGGAGGAATAATCCGGAGGCCGGTCGAATGTTTATACTTTGAGCCTTTACTCTCTCCATATTTTTTCTGACGAACAAGCCATTTATCCTCGGAGTCCTTGGCTAACTTCTCCGTCTCTTGCTCCAAAATGGAGATAATAGTCGGCTCAGCTTGGCGAATAGTCTTTAAGATTAAATCCTTTTGGATTCCATCTATCTCTATCGAGCCGCGGCCCTTACCATATTTTAACTTAGTCATTCTCTCTCCATTTTTGCAACTTGGCCATTTTTGCCGAATGGTCTTTGCGCTCTTTGTCCTTTTTGGACTCGTTAGACATAATCCAATCAACATAAACGCGAGTCTTTAAATCTTTATCCAAGGACTCGAACCAAGTTGGCTCCTTATTCCAAAATCGAGAGATAGCGAATCCGGCTCGCTCTAAATCTCCGGATTTTGTGGTTCTGTAAAATTTTCTGTTTCTGAGACCTCTTGGCTCGATGGAAGTTTATCGGCCATCTCATAAAGACAAATCATTCCAGATTCCAAAATTTGAGCGACTGGAACTCCGGCTCCCAAAAGGACATTTAAACAAGACGAGCCATATTCCACAATATTCGTCAAATGTCTTTTTTTGGGTAGTCTATCGTCTTGACAACATAGACAAATAGCCATAGCGCAAATTCGACCCAATTCCGAGCGGTTATTATTGTCACTCCACAAGGAGACCAAATCAAAACAAGTCGAGAGAGATGGAACTTGGACTCCCATCTCCCCGAATTTATTTATAGTTATCTTTTTCATATTATTTCCCTTTGTTTAAGATAATCTAGGTTTGAGAATAAGTGACACCACCATAACACTCGCCCGAGACTTCGATTGTATTTCCATCGGATCCCTCGGTTAAGTTAGTGACTTCTAAATATACTTTTGCATAAGTAGCTGTATAAATCTTACCAGAACCAACGCCACTCGTATCGACCGCGAATTTAACAGTTTGGAGGAATTGTTCGTATCCATCGCCACCCGTTGAGGCCAACGGAGAGGCCGTATTAAAACCACGATTATAGATTCTATCCATAATGTTATCGGCCGTTGTATCAGTCAATGAACGCATGTGGACTGAGAAGGACAAGTTAATAACTGGATCGTCACCTTTACGAAGGCCCACGATGGCTCCTCGGTCTCGGATTACTACTCGGTCGGCTCCCGGCTCGGACGCTGAAAAGTCGCCAACTTCAAAAGATACAGTATAAGAAGATAACGCATTATCCTCGATAGTTATGGTTCCGTCGCGTCTCGTAGCGACTACACTTGAATCGGCCATATCGCCTCCTATTGATTAAGTTAAATAAAGATAGTGTAAAACTGAAAAATTTAGAGTAAAAGTGAGCCACTCTCCAGAATCGGAGAGCTCGTTATCTAGGCCCATAAAACGAATTTGTAAATCATCATGTAAAGGAGCCGAGCGAATTGTCAAGGCCTCTATAACCTCTTGAGCTACATCGAGAGATTCGTCATAACTATCGAGTTGGTCTTTGGGTCTTACTCGATAAATAAACCGAACTAAAATCTCCGATTGAGACATAACTCCAACTCCTCTCCGTTGTCTATCGTCATCTCTTGATTCTACTCGGCCAACGCCAATCGAGAATAGTTTATGAGAGACTGTATTTGGGGAGCGGCCATATCCATCGAATGGATTCCGAGATTCGTGAAAGCCATCCAAGGAGGAGACTTTATCGGCAAATCTTGAACGAATGGCTGAGAGATTAACGGCTGACATAGACTATAATCTCCTATACCAGATAGGAGGAGCCGAAGTGTAAATAACTCCGAGATTCGCTCTCCGTCTATTTTTATCGTCTACCTTCCCATCTTGATTTAAATCATATTGGAAGTTAAGCCGCTTAAAATCGAATTCGAATTGTTTTCTATGCTCTCTCGCTAAGTCCAGATAGCGACCCTCTCCCAATCCGGAGGAGTCCATATCTTTAAAGATGAGATAAAAAGTTAGATTTTTATGGCAAGCTCTAAGACTTTGAGGAGACATAATCAAATATTCTATATTCCCCAAGTCTCGGATTCGCTGGATAAGTTGAACCCAAGCTTCGTCTATATAGGTTTGATAACTTGAGCCGAGACTCGATGGACGAATAGAGGCTAAGTCGGAATATTCCGCCTCTAAGTCCAAATCGGAGATAACCGGATAAAGAGCCGAGCGAGCGATAGCCGTTGGCTTTTTAAAGGTATAAACCGAGCCGGAGATAGTTAACTCCCATTCTTGCATATAGCCATCTCCGAGAGCCAAAGAGGAAGGAACCTCGCTCGGAGAGATAGAATAAGTCGCTACATTGGCCACAATAGAGACGGCCGTTCGAGCGATTACCTCCTCCCCATTGGGATCGGTTAAGCGAAAATAGGCCGAAGTCGGAGAGACTAAAGCATTATCTCTATAGATTGGTAAATCTACAGTAGCCGAGCGAGTTCTCTCCAGAACTTCATGTATCCTAATTCGAGGACTATATAATCGTTGAGTCGCCATTTTATCTCTTTATCTTAGAATGAATGCCAGTCGGAGCCATCACTCACAATCCAAGCCGAACCACCGGCCGCAATAGTGACAACTGTAGCCGCGGCCACGTCTTTAACCACAAGAGCATTCGTGGAACCTGTATTTTTAATATGATATACTCGGCCATTTTTCTCGGCTGGAAGATTTATATCTCTATCGGCTAAGCCTCCATCAATAAACAAGAACAATGAGCTCTTATCGTCTAAATCTACGTCTCCCGATACTGTAGCCGCCTCGATACCACCCTCTAACAAGAGAGGACGGGGAATTTTAAAGAATGGTTTACCATTATAGGCCATAATGCCTCCTTACTTTTGTTTTTTGTTATCAATACGTTGTGCTCGTTTTACCAACTCGGCTCGAATGGTCTCTTTGGAGACATCTTTCCCGGCTTGGCGATTTTCGATATATAATTTTTGAGTTAATCTCTCGACTTGGTCTCTAGTTGGCATTAGACTTCTCCTTTTTGGTCTTTTTGGTCTTGGTCTCGGTCTCGCCATTGTAGGCCGCTAACATTCGAGTTCTGAGAGAATACAACTCGTCTAATTCTTTCTTTACTTCCGGAACATGCTGGAATTTGATTTTTCGGTCTATCTTTCTATCCAATAATGCTCTTTTCGCCTCGATAACTTCAATCTCCGGAGCGTCAATAACTCCAGTCTCGATTAACGATAATCTCCATTTGTTAAACTCGGTCTCATTGAGGTTCCAGAATACTTTATTCCCGATAATCTTTGGAACGTCCCATATTAAACGATAATGATAACCGCCAAATTTAGTCTCGTATCGAGTCAAATAACCGAATTCTCTAGGGAGAACTAAAATCCCCTTATCCTCTAACCTCATTCGGGCCAAAGTAGAATCGGGGCCTTGTCTTGTCTCCTCAACGCCATTAACTCCAGCCATCTCGTAAAGTTCCCCAAATGAAGGGAGCCATATCCACTCTCCCTCTAACTCTACCAATTCCCAAGAAAATGGAGAATGTAATAGATAGAATGGAGCGTTGGCCACGATGGGCAATTTAGGAGCCTCGTCTCGATTTTGTTTACCTGTCCACGATGTCGGAGTAAAAGTTTGATTCATAATATTTTTTCCCTTTGTTTTTTTGTTTAAAGATTATCCCCACTCTCCAAAAGGAGAGGAAGGGGATAAAAGGAGAGACAAAGGGATAAAAACTCCCTCTATCCCCAAAATGTTTTAAGCGTCTGTAACAATCTTAACGATTCGAGCGTCCTCAACCAAAGCGGCTCCAGCATACAAATGGCCAACTACTTCGGTCAAACCTTTACTCTCGTCACGTTGGAAGGCCACGATAACAGGAGTTCCAGCCGGACGAATCTCGACACCGGCTCCAGCCAATGGGCGAGGAGTACCAACGGCATACGCCAACGCGCCTCGAGACATCATCGCACCGATTTTATTTCCGGCTGATTCTGTGACATAACTAGATTTAAAGATTTCAACTCCACCAAAACGGCCGGCATAGCCTTGGCCTTTAATGGCTAACATATCTTCAGTAGCTGGAGAGAATGCCAAAGCATTATTAGATTCACTTCGCAAAGAGTCACGCAAATCGGACAATTGTTGAGGATGAAGGACACAATAGAACTCACCCATGTTAGACTCGCTCTCCAATTGAAACATAGCGTCATAAAAATCATCCACGCTCATATCTACTCCAGAAGTTCCAACTGAGTTAGACGCTGAGGCAAATGTAGCCGCGATAATTTGGTTAATACGAGCCTCGGCACTCATAGCCATTTTTTGAGCCAATGAGAACGGGTCGACATCTTGGCCAAAACCTGTCAAAGCCGCCAAATCTGTAATGTCATAGCGTAAAGCCGAGCGGCCGATAGTGACGTCTACAGTGGATTCGGTCAACGTGCTAGAGGCTACTTCGGCTCCGTCTGTAGCTGTAGCGAATGGAGTTGAAGCTCCCCAATCAGCAAAACGCATTCTCATAGATTTAGAGCCAACTCCGGCCAAATCTCCAGCGAACAAAAGCATTCCAGTATTGCGAATAGAGGCCATATCTGCCAATTTTGCGCGAACTTCGTTTTCAATCATAGCGGCCAAGCGTAAATCGCCCAAGCCTGAATAATCTATAGTAGTCATAATAATTTTCCTTTTTTCAAAATCAAATAGGTTTTAATAATAATAAAATCTCGGATTAAACGCTATTTCGGGAGCGACCCTATCCGACTTTGAACCTCTCCCGATTTAAAATAAATCTTGGACTCTTTAATAATATATCTCATAAAGTTTTATTTTGTGTTATTTATGTCATAAATCGACATTTTTTAAGGAGAGATTATGGCCACTTTAGATTTAACTACAGTCAACGAATATCCACATATTAAAAGAATCACTATCGGAGCGACCGCCCAAAAGATTTTAATCCCCACAACGGCCACTAAAATAACCTTTGGGAGCGTACAATCTTTATATTTTACAAACATTGGAGACGATGGAGACTCCTTCGGAGTCGAGATAAATGATTATGGATTCGTACCGGCTAATAATCTTTTTACTCTCCATCTTGAGACCGGGAGACAAGCTAATAAAAATATTCTTATTGGAGTCCAAAGCGGCTCCGGAGATTTATGTCTCATCATCGAAAAAGATAGATAATAAAAAAGGCTCCCATTCGGGAGCCTTAAAACATCAATTAGGTTTACTATGTCAAAAGATTAAATTGATACTGCAATGTCGACACCGGTTAAGCCTACGGCTGAAGTAATGGTCACAACTGAAGAAGAAGTATAAACTACTTTCAAGTCGATTTTCTCTCCATTTGAATCCATCGCGCTAACGTGAACCAATTGTTTCGCCAAGTTATGAGTTAACTGGAGGCCGGTGTTAGCCGTCAAGGTTTGATTAGTGAACTCTTTGCGGAATTTGTCAATGTTTACCATCAAATCTCCGCTCTGGTTCATGTAAGTCAACATATTTTTAGAACTTGGGTCGGCTTGGATACTTTGACGAGCTCTAGCTGTAGTATGATAAAGATTTACACTTCCTTCGGAGATGTCGTCCGTATCCGCTGTCAAAGAGATAACTCCACTAGCATAAGACAATCCAGCACCACTAACCGAGATAGCGGCTTGAGCTCTTGCGTCAGTATAAAATAAATTCGTGACACCTTCGCCAATATCATCGCTATCCGCATTCAAAGAGAATTGGCCCGCTGAGTAGGACAAGCCTTGGCCCGCGCTCAAATAAGCGTCTACCAAAGAATCAGCATAGAATTTGTTTGTAGAACCGGCCAATTGTTGTATATCGTCAGTATTGGCATTCAAGGAGAACTCTCCGCCACCATCCCAAGATAATCCGGTTCCGGCTGAGAATTGAGAGAACACATCGGCCAACTCTACACTCAAAACACCACCGGAATATTGTAATAACTGAACATTCGGGCCGGTCACACTTGCAACGGAGATAGCGGCTTGAGCTCTAGCGTCACTAAAATACAAATTGGACGAACCTTCGCTCACTTGGTCGGAATTTGCGCTCAAAGAGAATTGGCCGGCTGAATAAGCCAAGCCGGTTCCGGCTGAGAAAAATCCCTGAATCTCCGCTTGGTCGGCCGTAAATTCTCCAGTCGCTGAATTGTAGTTTACACCGGAGGAGGCTGACAACATCGCGCGAACTTGCGCTTGAGACAATCCACTATTTACTAATTCCCAATCTCCAGCATCTCCAGCATTTCCGCCATTGTGGATATAGCATTCGGTAGGAGACATGCTTGTTAAAAATACGATGTCACCTTCTTGGAAGTTGGTTCCATTGTAAACATTATCCGCAAAATCATCTAAGTCTGTAGCTGTATTATTTACAGTTACGTCCGTAACTGTCAACGGCTTTAACTTTAATTTATCTACACCACCATCGCTAACAACTTCCGCATAGTTTGCGCTATCTGGATGAATACCATTGATAACATTTCCATGCAAGTAGCCACGAGTAATTACATGTTCGTCATGGTTTACAGTTCCTTTTTGTTTAATCAATCCCTCGAAGGTTACCTCGGGAGCCAAAAATCTTTGAGACATAATCTCTCCTTTTATTTGTTTAGTTTGGTTTTAAAATCATCTGTAATATATCACACCGGAATAAGTTTGATTAAAAGTGACTGTAAATGTCAGAGAATTATTATAGGTCACGTCAGCACTACATAATTCACCATCAATAACAATCCAGACTTGAGGAATATAGCCAAGACCATGATTAACACTAACCGAGGACGCGTTATTAAAATCTCTTTGAGATGGGACTCCGGCTCCGTCACTAAATCGAAAATAAGCCATAGTCTCTCCTTAGAACTTAAATGGACTTGTGGAATTACCTTTTGAGCGATAGAAGGCCTCCTTTATGGCTTCTCTATTTTGAGCGTAAAAACTCGGGTCGGCCGCTCTTTGGAGTAAATCCGGAGCCGGTGTATTTTGCGATTGAGATTGGACTCCTTTATTCGATGGAGGCTTTATCGCTGGAGATGGATTTTGAGCCGTCATAAATGGATTTTGAGCGGCTGGAGATGGCTCTTGGACACTTTGGACGGCTGGAGATGGCTCTTGGGTCTTATTCTCAAAATATGGACGGATAACAGTAGGAGCCGATTCGGGATTCTCTTTAATCTCCTTGAGCCAATCTCCTAAAGTGACTTGGTCTTTTTTGGCTCGGCCATTCATACTCCTATCAAAAGCCCACTCCACCGCGTCTCGAATATCGTTATCTGTAATTCCATAATTCGCGATTGTTGAATGTCTATCATATCGAGAATTCGCTTGAGTTAACTCTCCTTTGAGAGACTCTATTTGATTTTGCAAGGTATCAACTAAACCGATTTTACTTTGAGACTCGTCTATTTTACTTTGATATTCAGTTAATCGAGCCTCCAACTCTTGATTCTTATCAACATATTTCGATAATCTTTGGCGAACTATATCATCCACATGAGACTTCTCAACATATTCGACACCTTCAATAATTTTTGTTTTACTCATATTTTATCCCTTTGGTTTTTAGTTAAAAGTTTAAATTGTCTTGTTGGATTCTTAATAACATTTTTCGAGCGTCCAAATCGTCTAAATCTGGATGGAGAATCTTTATCGCGTCCACTTTGGAGATAAGGCCGGCATTCAATAATGAGAGGATATTCTCTCTTTGCTCTTTTTGCTCTTGGGGACTTAATGGAATAGCATGATACTCAATCCGATAACCGCTCTCCGGATAATCGGCTCCCAAAAATCTATTGGCCATTTTTGCGCTTATCTCAATCGTCTCTATATCACCACGTCTAAAACTCGGAGCGAATTTTCTTTGAGCCTCTCTAAGAGATGAGCGACTAATAGCGATGGCCGCTCCGCTCCTTGGGTCTCCACTCATTCTCTGAACGTCACTCGGATTTATACCCATATAGGCCGCTAAGCGTCTCTCGTAAACTGTAATCGCCTCTAACATCTTTGTGACATCTCCTCCGGCTTGGAACTGTCCTATTTGGACTTGCTGGCCGGGTTGGAGATCGGGATCGGGAGCGAATATCAAAATGGAGGCTGGATCGCTCGCTATGGCTTGCCGTCTTGAATCAAGATTATTATCAAATGTATCGAGACCGGCCAAGTTCGCTCCAAGAATCCAGCGTTGGGGATGGCTACAATCTCGGGACAAATGAAGGAAGTAAGTATAAAGAACGCTGGAGCTTAAAGAACCCTCGACTACCTCTCTCAAGGTGAAAGCGTCAAATAGTTTCCCATGAATCTCAGCATGATATAAACTATATGGAAGGAAGGGAACTCCATTGGAATCTCGATAAGGATAGTTCTCTCCGCTCATATCTTGGCCAAGATACTTCTCCGTCACATCCTCGTCTTTCTCTCCATTCGAATTCACTGTATAGATTTTATATTCTGGATAATCTAAATCCTCGATACATAAATAGTCTACAGTCCATTCGTATTTATTACATTGGTCACAATAACGGAGCCGAGTCTCTTTTATCTCGATAGGCCGAGACGGGTCTCCAGCCGAGGATTCGGCCTCAATCATGTCCGGAGTCACAATCCGATATAACAAGTCCTCTCCATCATCGGTTATATCAACTCGGATAAAACACTCTCTCATGCCGATTGTGAAGTATTGGACTCTTTGCATTAAAGGCCATAAACCGGCTCGATTTATTAAACCACCTCGGCCAAGGAGAGTCTCGGTTTGGTTCTCGTATTGCTCATTAACCGCGATGGATGGCGGCTCGACATAAAGACCACAAAGAGCCTCTGTCGCGGCTTTAAATATATTGGAGGACATATCGGGAATCCCCCAAGCGGCTTGACGGCTCTCCGGGATATGATTGGCTATAGAGTCGATTAAATCTTGGAGCCATTCTCCAGTTAAAAGACGTTTTCTTAACGAGGAATGCTCTATTCGTCTTTGAGTCATGGGATTCGCGTTTATTGGCATTGGAGGAATATTGGACATCTTTAACCTCTTAATTTTAATTTAGCTTGTTTTGGGCTTTGATACTGAACACTAATAATCTCTATTGTAGCATATCTTAAAGCGTCTATCGCATGTTTCCACTCGGAGAGCGTATCCATTCCGCCATTTGATTTCATACTCCAATACTTTAACGATTTTATTATTCTTTGGGCCCTTGGGAATATCTGGAATCTACTATCACACATTAACTCATGCAACGATTGACAACCATAATAAACGGAATATTTAGGTTTATAGGCCGTTCGGATATGGAATGGGAGTTTCCCTTTGGGATAGCCTAAGACATGAGCAAAGGCCGCCATTAACATCGTATTCGACATTCGGCCTCCGTTATTTTTACTCCCACCATGGCTCCGGTCTCCAGTCCATCGCTGAATATGAGCCAACTCAAGTCCGGCCCTTTTAATCATCGCGATAATACCCTTAGCATGATTCTCGGCCGAATCTCCGGAGGCTACGTATTCGTCAACTACATAAACGGCCGGCCGCTTTGAGTCGGTTATATCAACTGCACATAGAACCGCTACTTGGGAGGCTACATCGTGACCATGGTCTATCCCTATCGACCAAACATATCTTCTATTGGGGTCGGGAGTCAAGTCCGAAATTAAATCGTCTGTAAACTTCTCGAATATTCTTCCCTCCGGAATTCCAACGTCCCAATCTCCAGCCATACGAGCCGCTCTATCTATTCCAAGATAACTCCGAGATAACTCCTCTATCTCCTCCTCGCTCATCATGGGCCGCTTAACTCCTTTTGGAGTTGTATTCTCGACATTCATAACCCCAACATGCTCCGAGATAATTCCATTTTTGACCATTTCTTTAAGATAATCCACCGGAGCTCCAATGGGAGTCATAGTGAATAACATTCGGCCATTTGGTCTCCTCGTTATACGAGCTCTAAGTTCTCCAAATAGAGCCGGAGGAGGAGGCTCGTCAATCCATATAAAATCTACAGTCCCGGAGGCCACTCCGAGAGTTCCTTGATTCGTAGTTTTAAAACGGACTATCGAGCCATTCTTAAACTGAACCACCGGAGCTCCGGTTCCTCGATAGCCCTTGGCCGGAGAGAATTCTACACTCGGATGTAATTCGTTCTTTGGAACTAAGTCGTGAAATTTGGCCATAATCGTTCTGGATTGTTCCCACGAATGGCAAATAACCCAAGCTTCGATAGGAGCCGGAGGAACCGGCTTATATGGAGAGTAGCCGAGAACATGGCATATCGTTTCATAGGAGCCACAAAATGTCTTGCCAATTTGATTCCCTCCTCTCAATAAAACGAGCCTCGAGGAGTCTTTTAATACTTGCTCTTGAACCTCCGTAGGAGAGAAGAATCTTAATGGGTTGGTTTGGTGCTCTACGAGTAATTTATTTGTGTTATTGGCTATCTTTTTTAACTTAGAGAGGCTCATATTCTCTCCAGTTGATAACTCTATATCGGCATATCTGGAGGAGAGTCTCTTTTAACTCCTTCTCCAATGGGATTCGAGATGGGAGCCTTAAATAATCTCGGAGATTCTTTAAACTGATTGAGGCCATATATCGAATATATTGATTTTGAGGAAGTACCATAGCGGCCGAGGACTCGTCTATTCCTTCCTCGATTAACTGATTAAATAGATTAAAAGACTTCTCACAATGGGAATAAACATCGTCCCGGATATGATAACCTCTCCTCGATTTATTGTTATTCCAAAAATAGACATTATCATCGGAGTCCTTAGCCTTAAATCCTTTTGGGACATAGAACCGAGGCTCTTTATCTAGGTAAAATCTACAAAAGCCCCAAGAGCGATCCTCGAGATGGAGACGAGATAAAAAAACCGGAATATCGAATCGGAACGTTATCGAACAACTATTTAAATAGTCTATATCGGACATAAACTCCGATAATCCATTATGGCTCAAATATTCTATAAAGACTATCTCATTAAACTCTACCATTATCTCTCTCATGCTTTTTGATTAAATCTCGCCAAATAGGATAGAAATTCAAAATCTTTAATAAATGAACTTGGGGACTTTGTTTATCTATCTTGGATAAGAACTCCGAGACATCTATTAAACACGACAATTTTAGAATATTATCGGTCTTGAACCATCTAAAGAGAGCCGTCTCGGAATATCTCATGCTATCGGCCAATGTTTTTATATTATCGTCTCCAGTTATGGACATAACATATAATCCAAAATCATTTATCTCTCTCTTTCGATATGGTCTACATTTTTTATATCTGGCCATAACATCTCCTCAAAATAAAGTTAGTTGTCTTTGATGGGCCTCAAGTCTTTTCGAGGCCATCTCAAAATAATCCGGGTCTAACTCAAAAGCCGTTAAATCAAATTTCATATCGTGACAAGCTATGGCAATAGAGCCGGAGCCGAGATGGGTATCTAAGATTTTATCTCCCCTCTTTGCGTACTTATCGAGGAGCCATCTATAGAGAGCCGTTGGCTTTTGGGTCGGATGAATCCTCGGTTGTTTTTTAATAGGCCCTGTTCCTTTTAGATGATGCCATGTAAATTTTCTGACTGATGTCTCAAAACTAGTCCATGCCAATTCACAATCGGCCATATTATTTCCACCATTATTTTTATCCCATACTAACATACATCTAGTATTAGATAAATAATCTAAAAAATAATTTCCTCCCCAAATAATTTGATTTTTGGAGACTCTCATTAACTCTTTAAAATATTCTGGAGATGGAATCTCATTATCCCAATCTTTATTAACTGATGATATAATACAATCTGTTTTAAATCCTGTTTTTAATTGGCTAGTTATTTGTATCCCATAGGGAGGATCGACTATGGCCAAGTCAAAACTATTATCGGCCATCTCTCGCATGGCCTCCAAACAATCTCGATTATATAGATTTATCATTCTCCGGCTCCTTTGAATGGAATAACATTGGAATAGTCTCCTTCGATGATGTCCATTAACTTATCTTTGAGGAGAGGAGGAAGGCCGGCCACCGCTATCGCTATTTGGTGAAGAACCTCGTTCGGGTCTGTTAATCCCTCTAACTCCTCGCTCTCTCTTTTCATTGCGATATATTCGTCATGAACCTGTAAATGGAGCCGGTGAAATTGTGGAAGGGAATGGAAGGAACCTCGCTCTCTGGTCTCTTGAATATCATCGCTTATCTCTACAAGTTTATTCCGTCTAAATAGTATCGGGTCATCATCTAAGGCCATATTTAAAACCGGAGTTCCCATCTTTGGAGATGGCTTGGCCTCCTCGATTATCTCTTGAGCTCTATTGGGATCGAATTTCTTTTGGCCTTTACAAATTCTGCCTATCGTTGTTTTATGAACTTGATATTCGTTGGCCAAGTCTTGATAGG